GATACTATGAACCTACCATCACTGGGGACAATGGCACTGATGTGCTACCACCTATGCCAACGACCAGGTGATATGCGTAAAATGACGTGGGGGAAGTTTCGTGATCAAATGTTTGGTTTCGAGCAAGAGAAGAACAAGACATGGGTTGATATCCCTGCATCTCCTCACCTAATCAAACGATTACAGGAAGCTAACATAAGCAATTCACACGAGTATATTGTTTACTATGAGCGTACAGGAAGGCCGTATGATCGTAGGTTATACAACAAAGTGTTCTGTCGTATCAGAGAAGCAGCCAACCTACCTAACATCCTGCAAATGCGTGATCTAAGGCGTACTGGAGCTACTGAGATGGCTGAAGCAGGATGCACTGAAGATGAACTACGCTCAGTAACAGGCCATCAGAGCCGTGACGTTCTATCTATCTATGTACGCCCAACTAAAAAGCTTGCGGCAGCAGGTATCAACAAAAGATTTGGATAAATGATGATTAAAGCAACACTTATAGACCACATGGGTTCAGACTTATCAGTTGTGAATGCAGCACGAGTATCTTTCGGCAATAAGCACGAGGTATTTAATGATAAGAAAGATACTAAGCTAATTAACTTCCTTGCTAGGAACAACCATGTGTCTCCATTTGGTCATGCGTTTGCTTCTTTCCATGTATCAGCACCAATCTTTATCGCTCGACAACTTGTTAAGCATAAATTCCTGCGCTGGAATGAGATCTCTAGACGGTATGTATCCAATGAACCTAAATTGTATGAGCCAACTACCTGGCGTGGTAAATCCCACGATAAGAAGCAAGGATCGTCAGATACAGTTGTAATTGAAGGTGTAGAGATACGAGCTACACAAGCTTATGATATATCTCTGTACAAACATTTATTAGATATGGGTATCTGTGAAGAGCAAGCAAGGATTGTACTCCCTGCTAATCTAATGACCGAATGGTATTGGTCTGGTAGTTTAGATGCCTTTGCAGATATGTGTAAGCTGCGCTGTACTAGCGACACACAGAACGAAACAAAAATAATTGCAGACGAGATCAACGATATTATGGGTAAACTATATCCTGTATCCTGGGCTGCATTAACCGAATCATAAATAATAAACACAAAAGGAATTGACCAATGGCATTTCAAAAAGATTATAACTTTGTATTCGAAAACGGAGATACTTGTACCTTACATGCTAAAGGTAAAGGACAAGCTCGTTTACTTTTAAGTATATTTATGCCCGATAGAATAGGAGAAACCGCTATTGGGCATGTTGAAGGCGATAAAGAAAATACCTTTAAAGCTAAAATAGAAAAGCTCGAACAGGTTGAAATAAAATAAAGTTGACACGAAAAACATTAACTTTTATTAACTTAACTCAACTTGTATCACTTTGAATTATAAAAACTCAATGATACCAATAAGTTGGTTGCGGGAGTAGGATTTGAACCTACGACCTTCAGGTTATAGGTAAATCGTTTGTTTTCAATGGGTTACAGGCATAGTAAGTTACTGTACCCATAACTCCAACCCTTAATAAAGTGGTTGACTTATTCACAAAGTGCAGTAGCCTACGGCTAACCCGCCCAGGGTTAGTTTAACTACTAACTGTTGAGGAAGAGTAAATGAACAAAAGAAAGATAAGAAGCCTAAAGGCCATAGAAGACTATACAGAGACTACAATGAGGCCATGCCAAACATGTCATAGCTTAATCTGTGTAGGTGATCCTGCGGTACTGGTTGTGTATATAGCCGACCCTAAATTTAAAACAGGTCTAGATGAATTAGATAAAGAATCTGAAGAAGATGGTTCTTACTTATTCCATCATAATTGCAGAGACTGTGGAGAGATAGCCAAGGTAAAATATAATGTCCAGCTATCGTGACCAGGTTGAATATGTTAAATCTATAATATTAGCAGAGGGTGATCGGCATACAGCCGATTGCCCTTTTTGCGGTGGTAAAAACAAATTCACATTAGATAAGTTCGACGGAAAGCTAATCTGGAACTGTTACCGAGCATCCGGCGGTGTTCAGGGTGCTTACACTGGTAAAAGAGATATCTCAGCAGCTAAATCATATCTTCAAGGCAATGTCACCCAGCGCTTTAAAGCTAAATACAAAGAAATACCAACCTTAACTACACGAGTAACCAACCATGCCCCTGCTGTTAGTTACCTAAAGCATGTTAACAGCTTTGATGCTTACTTGCGTGGCGATATAAAGATCAGGTACGCCCCTAAAGAAGATCGTGTACTGTTTTATAACCCTGAAGGTACAGGCGCTGTAGGTAGATCCTTACGCCCTGTTAGAGCTAAGTGGTGGAGCTATGGTGATCTATCCACTGGCATACCTATTGGTACTGGTAAGCACGCAATACTTGTAGAAGATGTGGCATCAGCTTGTAGTGTCTCTAATGTAGTTGGTTTTGTCGGAATAGCGCTATTAGGTACAAACATTACTAAAAGCATATCTAAAACACTTAGTAAGTACGAGAGAATCACATTAGTTCTTGACAATGACGCATCACTTAAAGCAATATCCCTTTCAAGGAAGCTAAATATACAATGTTATGTAAGGTTTACCAAATTAGATTTAAAATATCTGGGTACAGATAAGATACGAGAGGTGATTAATAATGATAAACAAATTAGCTAACTACTCTTTTGGATTTTTTGGAGTTAGGGTATCATCCTGGTGTAATACCATTCTATCTCCCCCAAAATCTCTGTTGAAATAGATTTTAGTTTGCAGTAATTGCTGCGTGTATTTATATATATATATTTAGGAGATCGACATGAAGTGTCGTGGAATAGTAGTTATAGACTACGATATAGATGGTGGCTTTTTAGAAGCAGCCGAAGAACAAAAGAAATTAGAGGATGCTATTGCATCTATCGTTAAAGATAACAAACGAGTGGTCTTTCACCAGGTCGATATGAAGGAACGCCGTGGTGATCATTCACCAGATATTAAGAACATGAAATTCAGGAACAGCTAAGTACCTGAACTAAAACAATAAACAAAGAAAAATGCCTCTATTGAAAGATAGGGGCTTTTTTTATTTCTACTAATTGCTATTACTAGGGGCATAATAGAATGTCACAAGGAAGGGCAGAGCAGTGGAAATACAATTAATTAAGACACTATTGAGTAATGACACTTACTTAAACACAAAACCTAGATTACGCCAATCAATATTCTCAGATGAATTAGCACAGATTTATAATCTATTGGGTAAAGCACACACAAAATATGAAACGGATATTAAGCCTGATGATCTGTATTCGCTTTGGCTAACGGATAATCCTGTTGCTACGACGGCAGAGATAAATGACTTCAGAGATCTCATTGATCAGTTGAAGTACGCAGATAAAATTACAGATAGCATAGCTACAGATGTAATCGAAAGCCTATGGCGCAGAGAGATCGGTAGAGACATAGCCAACCTTGGTATCAATATGTCTGAAGGCGATACAACAGCGATGGGCAATCTTGTATCCCTGTTAGAGCGCACCAAAGATTCATACATGCCTGATGATTTTGGTGAGCCGACAACCGATGATATCTATGAGCTATTAGCTGAAACCTCTAATGATAATCGGTGGCAGTTCAATATAGAAACACTGAGCCGTAATGTGTATGGCATTGGCCCAGCGGAATTTGGTATCATCTTTGCTCGTCCAGAGACAGGTAAGTCTGCATTAGCTATTAGCTTTTGTGCTGCTCCTGGTGGGTTTGCTCAACAGGGCGCAAAGGTTCTGTACCTTGGTAATGAAGAGAAAACCACACGCACTAAGCTGAGAGCTATTCAAGCATGTTCTGGTATGACCCGTGAACAGATTGCAGACAATCCTGATTTAGCCATGAGCAAATACTTATCGATCCAAGACAGGATCATCATGAAGGATGTTCAGGAATGGGATTTAGATACGATCAATGGCTACTGCGAGAAGATATCTCCAGATTTAATCGTCATTGACCAGGCAGATAAAATTAATATCTCTGGAAATTATAATGCTTCCCATGAACGTATCAGAGAGTTGTACCGCAGCTTACGTGAGTTAGCCAAGAGGCATGACTGTGCCTTGTTAGGTATCAGCCAAGCAAGTGCTGACGCAGAAGGTCGTACTCGTATAGATTTCTCAATGCTTGAAGGATCAAAGACAGGTAAGGCAGCGGAAGCTGATCTGATCATTGGTGTTGGTAAGCATAATGCAGCAGAAGATGATAATCCTGATCACACACGATTTATAAACATCAGTAAGAATAAACTCAGCGGATATCATGGTTGCGTCATTTGTAACATTGAGCCTGAA